ATTTGGCAAGTACTTTTTATGTCTATTTACTAAATCTGCCGTTTCCCCAACAGTGTATGCCCTATCTCTATTTTTTTTAAAATCGCCAACCAGGCAGCTTTCAATTCTGTCTTGAATAATATTATAGACAGACATAATTCCATTAGACCTATTAAGATGATGAATGCGTACCAAATCTCCATTTAAAAACCATACCTTTTTGCTGCCAAGAATAACTGGGGCTTGGTTATATTCTTCACGAGTGCGATATCCACGTTTTGGGTTATGTGTCATAGTCACAACCCTAGAGCTTATTAGGAATTCCAACAATAATTAAATTAACAGCAAGAGAAACATCTCCTGGGGCGTTAAATCTTACAATTCCATTAACGCTAGATGTTGTTATATTTTTAATAATTACTGAAACATTTCTACCAGCTGGGGTATTTCCAACGTTTACTGGAGTAGCAGTTACAATTGGAGCATATCTAAAATCTTCAAAATTGTAAGAGAATTCTTGTTCGTTTCCAGCACTTACTGTTCTGTTTGTAGCCACCTCAACGTATCCGCCAAGGATCTTTCCTTCTGCTGTTTTTACACTTTGCCTTCCAGCAGTCTGCGTATCAATGGTTAGATAATTATAGCTATTTGACGCTATTTCGTCAGAAACATCATTGACTGCCGTGGCCAGTGCATATATATATGATAGATCAAGTGGTTGGCCACGTTCTGGAACAGGTACTCTTGCCATAGTAATATTATATCATAGCCTATAGGTTTTTAGCAGTAGTCTCAGCTATTGTTAATTCAGCTACCCTTTTCCTTATTGGGTAGGTCCTATTTTGTATAGCTACCTGATATTTTTGGTAGATCCTATTTCCACTAATGTTTAATGGTATTGCAATTGTTGCAGAATTTCCAGTTACTGTTGAGTAGTATTGATATGCCCCAACACCAGCCGTAGTTAAGCCCCAAGCAACATAAACATCAAACGCCCCCAATTCTGACTTTTCTTGATCTTTATAGTTTTTCGGCAATTGCCACGATACAACGATTGACTGTCCAGAAACCTGATTGTCAATTATATTGGCTCCTGGATTTTCTGTTATTGATCCTGGAGAAAGAATATATTGTGGTGACCAGTGAGATGCCCTGTTTCTGTCTTCTGACACAATTCTATATCTAATAATATAAATACCAGAATTTTTTGCAACATACCCACCAGAAACATAAGTAACAGTGGTTGAAGAACTAACCTGTATTTGGAACGTGCTATTTGTTGGCTTTGTAAGTATTTTGGCATTTGTTAGGTTAAATGTATTACCAGCTACAGAATCTACAATTTCTGTTATTGTAACAAAATCTCCAGCCTGAAGGTCATTATCTACAGATGTGGTGTATTCATATACTGGATTTCCAGAATTTACAGTAACAATAACTCCAGTTATTTCAAATGACTTTCTGATGTTATTATCAACAATTAATGTTGGTGGCAAAGTTTCTCTAGAGATTCTAATTTTTTTAATTACACCAGCCATTAAATCACGTCCATTGCAAATCTAAACTCTATAAGATTAGCAGTGTTTCCCTCTTTAACAATTGGTTTTGAGCCATCAGTCTTTAATACGGTATATCCAGTTAATCCATAAAGTGCATTAACTGTATTTAAATTTTCAAATCTTATTGCATCTACTGCAATATAGTAATCTGTGTCTGGATCTCCAGCCGAATCAAGGATTGAGACATAAATTTTTACAATTGACATAGCACTCCAGCTGAATTCTGGACTTTTAATTAAGCTACCAAGACTTTGTGACAAAACTTTATATCTCGTTGAGCTAAAATCACTTGCAGTATATTCTTGCTGAAGCCTTGCCCACTGACCAGTAGACCCAGCCGTATCATCTGATGCAAACTCTACCACAATTCTTACAGTATGTGGATTTGTTGGAGATGCACCGTCTTTATTTACTACAGAAAACGCAAGTTTTATCTCATCATTTGGAGAATTCTTATCTAGTAGTATCTGAGTTCCAGTTAAATGAATGTGCCTTGATTGAGATCCAGGCGACAAAATATTATCTGCTTTTGCTATAGTAGACAAGTCGCCACGCATGACTATCATATTATTTAAGAATCTGCTACGTTCACCTCTACTAATTCTAGTTGCTGTATTAAATAACTCATTGTCGGCATTAGTTGCAAATATAACTCCATTATTTCCGACATCATCTCTAATAACACCATCGCCAGAGGTATCTAATGCATCTGTTTCTTGAATAATTGCCTCTGCCACATTTTCAGAATGTAGCTCCCAGTTTTCGCTACTTGTATTAAAAGAATAAAGAATTCTGCTGTCATTTGAGCCAGCAGAAGGATTCGCTCCAGCTGAATATATACCAATTTCTGTTATCTCATACCGCTCTTCTGTTGGCAGCTCTCCAGTTAGAACAAGCTCTGTGGCATCGGAATCCGTAGTCACGTATCCCCTTGATATAATCGGAACACGAAACATTTCAAAATCCAAACTAGCCTTATCTGAGTAATCTTGATTAGTTGCGGTTAGGGATAACGGCTTTGGGCCACAACCAACGGCAATATATGAGGCATAGGCTGGTGCCTGACCTATTAAATATTTAGACAATATGCTTTTACCGATATTTGTAATCATTTTTTTCCTTAGTATATTGTATCATCTCTGAGGTCCCCAGAAGACAGTACTTGAATTTCAATTCTTTCGTCTTCATCCATATCGATAACATGGATTATTAGATCCCCCGTCTGGCTATCTAGCATCACAATATTTGCTGCCTGGTTATTTAAAAAGTTTCTCAAATCCTGTATTTCTGGGACACGGTCCTGTAATTTAATAGGGAAGTTATTAAAATATGCATTACTTGGGTTTTGTAAAGAAAGGAGGTTTTGTGGGCTGTATTTTAATGCTATTGATGACACATTTTTAATTGGCCTATAAACGACCGTTTGTCCATTTATAGTATCATGTCTAGCAATATTAATTAACTCTTGCCCAGCCAAATCTTCAAAAAGTAGGTCTTCCAGTATTCCAGGATCATCTACCTGACTGTAAACGAATAGATCTGGGGTGGCTGCCTTAACTCCAGCACCTGCATTTGAAGATACTACTGCTGGAACATCTGGTGTTGGACTTACCATTATGCGACCTCACTTAAATAAACTGTCATTGACGGACCACTGTTATCTTTTGAATATTCAATATTGTACACCACAAACCTAGAACTTTCATCCGCCACTTGATTATTTCCATTGCTATCTTTATAGCTAATATTAACAATATCTCCAAGCTGAATAGTGGGATTAACAAAGATTTGTGCACCAATAGATTTTCTTGGTTTCATAATTTTTCTTATCATCCATGCCATTAAAGAATTCGCATCATCTGGAGTTTGAACATATTTTGTGTCTAATGTAAATGCATTTTTGCTATAGGTTAATCTACTTACCTTAATGTCCTGGTAATATTCCGCTGCTTTTTGTGGCGAGTCTGTTAAAGAATCAGCAACAAATTCAATATCTGAAAAGTCACTGGCTCTAGAGAAATAATCATCTACCGTTAGCTCAGAGGCGGATGACTGGGTAAAGGTTATTCCCTGAATAGACACATCTGCCCCGTTTTCATTAAGGATTAGTGCTGAGTCTGTAGCATTAAATACTAAAAATTCTGCTTGATACGCTCCTGCCATAAGCCCAGAAACAATTAAGTTTTTAGATTTAACTGGTTTAAATTGAAGTTTTGCATATAATGCTGGGTAGGCTTTATCATATTTAACATTATAGTAAGCCATCTCACGCATAATTGTTCCAAATTCTTCATAAAACATTTTAAATTTAGGAGGCTCTGACGTACTAATTCCAGACAAATAGGATGACTGGACCATGCCACTAATTGCATATTTCTTTAGGGCATCTCCAGCATTTATTTTTGTAGTGCCAAACACTGACTTTGCTGGAGTGTCAAGCTCAAATACGGTATTTTGTGCATAATTATTTCCAAGTGCATATATGTTTTCAAACATGCATCTTGCAGATCCACGAACAAACAATGCCATATTGTTGTAAATTGGCAGTGGGTCTGTATCGTCCACCGTTGCTACAATTCTATTATTAATATATAAATAAAATCTTCTTGTACTTCCTATATTTTCGTACTCAACGGCTAGGTCATAAACACTAGTAATCTCTGTGTCTACCGTTCTCGACATGCCCACCATTGTTCCGTCATCGGCTATAAGGCCTGCTGAAAATGTTCCCCATAACTTAACTGGAATGGCTTCGTTGGTTGTAGAATTTCTTAAAATTTTATAAAACAAAACATTGTCTACTGGTGTTGTCTGATTAGTCAATGTTGCGATTTCAAAAAAATAGCCATTGTTTGTTTCTGGGTTTATGGAAACCGCAATTCCGCCAGAAGAGGCACCAATGCTAATGCTTTTATCTGGCGATGTGCCAGCAATTGTATAATATGTAGAACTTCCTGCAGGATTCTGAATTCTGTCAGTATTATTCAAAAGCTTTCCTACAATTCTCATTCTTGTACCAAAATGAACATACTTTTCATTTAGCTGTTTTGGTATATATGAAACAAAGTCAACTGGGTTTTCTGAATTTGTAAATGACTTTCCTGTTAAAATTAGAGCTGATGATTGTACGGTTGCAGTGTCTGTTGCAAGAAGTGCGGCTTGCTCAGCCTCTGTCAGGCTTGATTGAACCATAAAGTTTTTAATAATGCTAGTTGCTAATGTTTTTTGAGCTTCTGTTTTAGAAGACTTGCCTGTTGGCGTAAAAAGGCCTGCTGGTCCAGTGGATAATACAAGACTTTCGGTAGAAGCATTTGAAGAAAATAAAAGATTAGAAGACATGTGGCATCCATACATATTTATTGGATTTTTCCAATATGACTCAATTCCAGCATAGTGATTAACAATTTCTGTTCCAAACTGGCCACGGCCATGCTTTGCAACTGCACCATTTTTTATTCTATAAAATCCATTAACAGTTTCGTAGTTTGGTTCTGCATAAATTCTTATTAGTCCTGTTGGATAAATTTTTCCATTAAATGGAATTTGAGAAAAGTATTTTTCATATTCTTGTGCACTACTAATCCAAAAGTTTGGACCACCATCTGCAGTAGATATTCCTGGAATGTTATACTGAACTGCATCATATTTTATAATTTCTCCATTAGCATAAAAATATCCACTATATCTAGAAAGGTAATAAACACCTTCCCCTAAATCAAGTGTGTTGTTTATTACAGTATAGTTTTGCACTGTTGGAACTTCTGCTGTTAAATTTGCATTTAATGGTACAGCAGCGAGGGTGTCCTGAGTTGTATCATACTGGCCGTTTCTTGGCCTTAGAGTTTCTATTGGGGCACCTTGCCACATAATTACTGGACGATAAACCCAATTTCTTTGTCTGTCTAAAGCCTCTGCCTGTGCTGTGCCCCTAAATGTTTTTTGTATATACCTTGTTGTATAATTTATATTTCCATCGTTATAGACCTTATTGTCTTGAGAACTAATGTCAATAATATTTGCTAATGTGAGTGATGTGGGTGCATTTTGGTATACCCCATCTTTTTCAAAATCAACGGTTCCATAGAGCGTAGTGTCTATCTCTCTAGCTGTTTCTGACGGCAAAATATAGTCTTTGCTCATTACAATAAAATTGTTGTACTCGTCAAAAAACATTGCACTTTGTGTGGAAACTGCCAAGTCGTTTAAAACTTGGGCAACGCTTATGTCTGGCTCTACAAAGAAATATGGGATTATTGGATCTGGTTCATTGTTTATTCTTTTAAAAACATAATTAGAAAAACCAACATAGTCTAACAATGTTGACACGGCATAGCTTAGTGAAACGCTTGTTAAGAGTAATTGTGGTGCAATAATAGACTCAAAATAAAAATATAAATCTCTTAGATTAATTGTAACAGTTCTGTCTGTATTAGAAAGTTGTGGGAACCCGTCTATATACATTGTCTTTATTGGCACATAGTAATCATATGATTCTACATTTTTAATAATTTCATAAAATTTCATCTGAATGTTTTGTGACGCATAAGCAGATATAATGCTTGAAGTATTTACTGAATTAAATGAATTATCATAATCAAATATTTGTATACTTCCTGTTGATGCAAGGAGTTGTCCCACTGGCATACCGCTTATCCCCAGGTCAGATGCCGTCTTTGAGATGGAGTATGACATAGTTCTATCTGAAATATTTGCAGCTAGTCTTGGAGACATTTCAATTAAATCAAAGGTGCTATCTAGCTTATTCATGGTCTCAACAATAATTCTGAGGCCTCTTATAAACATAAACTCTCTATACTGCGTTGCATTATTTTGTTCATTTAAAAATTGTGGCGGATCAACAAACTCTGTTAGGTATGGGGTTGCATTGTTAATGCCTTCTTCTACAAGCTGCCACTCATAACCTGGCAAAACCTCTTCAAATTCCTGCCCATCCCAAATATAATATGTTCCCATATCTTCATTTGATGTTTTTACTAAATAGGCTTGGCCAAAAATACCAATATCTGGCAATAACTCTGTAGATGTAATCGTATCTGCTAAAACAAAACTGTTAACATACTTATCTGGAATTTTTAAACCATATGCAATTTCAATGTATCCATCTTCTTTTACGATAGCATCTCCATTAAGTCTTGTTGAGTTTTCGTCAAAGGATATTGCGTCTTGCCAGGTATTATTAATAAGATATTGAATTCTCCATCTTGTTGGCGTTGCCCTGTTTGCCGCTCCAAAAAACGGATCATTAAATGTTTCGTATGAATTTTTAAACGAGCCTAAATCTACTGTGCCAACATGAGTTTGCATTTTTACAATAATTCTATTTACTGGAATATTGTTTTTGTAAACCACATATGGTGCGGCATCGTCAATGTAGTATAGGCCATTTATGTTTATAGAAGAAATGCCTCGTTCTACAGTTACATTGTTTTGATCTGTTTCTGTTCTATAAGATGTCCAATATTTAAAATTGTCATTTTTATGGGCCATATAGTATCTTGGACGATTTGTCATTTCTGGATTAGAGTGATGAACATATCCTTTATCAAAGAACCTTGTTTTATTAATTCCAGATCTTGGTCTAAATCTTGTAAGACAGTCTTCTAGGGAATATAGCAAGCCCTCTTTTTCTCTTTTAGATATAAACGCAATTGGCGAATTGGAATCATCAACGCCGCCATCAACAGATATGTCTGAAAATGTTGCGTCTGTGTAATAGTTTCCCTGGTCAAGTGGGTCATAGATTGAGGCTGGATTTCTATAAATAGATCCTACTGGAGAAGTTGGCCTATATCTATAATTGCCAAGTCTATCTATATTATTTGCAATATTTAAATTCCACTCAGCTATTACGAGTGATTCGCTTTTAATTACTGAAGATATTTCTAAATGATCTTTTAGTAGAGGGTCTTGGAACATTTAGACCTCTTCCAGCGTTACCGATATATTCCAAAAGTCATGTGTGCTACCACCACGCTTTTCAACAGAATAGCTAAAGTCTGAAAAAAACATTTCTATAATTTGATTATATTGTGGTAGGTGTGCATATGCAGCATCATCTTTTCCAAAAGCTGAATACTTGTCATAGGCAAGGAACACCCAAAAAGATCCCTGGTGCTTTTCATACCAATCTAAAATCTCTACACCACCTGCCCCACCATCTGTAGTATATTGTTGGTCAGCATAAATTGATGATCCGTATGGTCTAACTGGCTTTCCTCCAAAAGAAGTTACAAGGTCTGGAGCACCGTCTTCGTCAAAGTCTGGTGCCAGTGCAAAAGCACGGGATGGTAGCATGTCCCAGGATGTAGAAATTGTTAGCTTATCTGCAATATGATATGATCTCATACGACCATTTATCATTCTTTCACGTTTTTCTATTCTCTCTACCTGGAAATCAATAGGCTGCCTATTGTCATCAGAAAGTATTAAGAACTGATTTCCAAGTTCACCGTTATTTGCAGCATTTACTTCAAAATCATTTGGTATGTATAGGCCATCAATAAGGGTTCCTGGGCTATCTGCCCAAAGCATAGCCTGTGGTCTAGCATATTTTTTACGACCCGCCATATAAGCTGTACTAGTCATTAGAACCTATTACTCCTAAGTCTTTGAGACTCAACTCTCTTTATTTGAGCCATAACGCTTCTTGCAATTTCGTCTGGGTTGGCATCAGACTTGACATTTACGTTTACCTCATAATTATACACTGAATCGCCTGAATATGCACCATTATTTATTGCACTTAGCCTGTCTACCCCAAAGTTTCTTACGGCCTGTCTACGAACTACGAACTCTCCAGGGGTAAGCATGGCAGGAACCGTATCACTACCAAGACTCTTAAATATAGAACCACCTTCTGCCTTGTATGGGATTAGGCCACCCATTGGATAGTATTTAACCTTTCCGCCCATTCCAAATCTTTTTGCTATCATTCCGCCACCAGCAAAGCCTGGAGCAAGCTTAGTAATTGCAGTATTAGATGTTGCTGGATCAATCATGTCTCCAGTTACAACTCCGCCCAAACGTACAACCTCTTTAATTCTCTTTTGGTTAAGAGCCATAAGATTATTAATTTCAGTAGCTGTAAGCCTATCTTTTTCGTTACGAACTCTCCATCTAGTTATAGCGATTCTTCTATTAAGCTCTGCTATCTGCTTATCCTTTTCGCTCATCTCTGTATTTGTGTTATTAACATTGTTAGTATTATTTGTATTATTGGCATTATTTGTATTTGTTTGACCAGTTGGTGCTGGGTTTACTTCGGGTGTTTGCAACTGTGCAGCATCTACACTAATAGTTCCATCTGCATTAAACTTAATACCTGGTATTGCAGCTAGCCTATTCTTTAGCTCATCCATGTATCCAGCCACACCAAACTTTGCTCTTTCAACCTCATTAGCAATTTGATTCCATCTGGATTGTGTCTGTCCTAGGAATCCGTTTTCTTGCACATCTCTCAATGCATCTTGACGAATTCTGTCAAGCAAGTCTACTTCTCTTTGGTATGGCTCAAGCTTTGATTCTTGAATTTCTGCAATTTGTTTTTCAACATCACGAATTTGTTTTTCAAGATCAAGCCTTGACTGTCCGCTCTTGGTTCTTACCTGAGACAACTCAAGCTCTCTTGATCGTTGCAGATTATCAAGCTGCAGCTCTTTATTTCTTTCAAGATTAGCTACAGTCTGTGCCCTCATTGCCTTAGCTGCAGCAGCAAGGTCACCAGAAGCCAGAGCACCAGCTATATCTAGCTTTTCTTTATCCTGATCAAGAATCGCCTTATTAGCTTTAAAAATACTCTCAATTGCCTCTTCGCGTTTGTCATATTCTTCATTAATTTTTTCTTCTTGTTGAGCAATTTGGTCAAGTGCATACTGTAAGTCATCAAGGTTGAATTCCATGTCTGCAACCTGACGTTGGGCTTCAATAATTCCATTTTGAATCTCATATGCCTTTACACCAGCTTCATACTGTAAATTAAGCTGTTCTTCCTGTGCAGCAAAATATGCATTTGCTTCCGCTGCAACTGATTGGAATTCTTTAACTCTTCCCTCTGGAGTGGTTAGCATTAGCTTCTTTTCTGCTTCTCTTAGCTTTTTAAGCTCATCGACTAGTCTTGTAACCTCTGTTCCAGTTGTATCAAATGCTATTGCCAATGCAAGGGTTTTGTCTTGAACAATTTCGGATGCCTCTGCTACTGACACACCTTGCTGTGTTAGCTTGGTCATTGCAGTAATTTGTGCGTTTACTTCTTGTAGATTAGAAGATATTGAAATATTATAATCACCAAGAGTCAGCTCATTCAATAGCTGAGAGAGCCTTTCTCCATCTTCAGTTAGCTGTACTACTCCGCTCTTTTCTCCCTTTAGATATTGCTTTCTAAATTCTTCATCCATAGACATAAGCTCATCTATGAATCTCTTGCTTACTCCCTGATCAAGCAGCTTTTGCTCTATTCCGAGGAATTGACTGGTGGCCTTTGTTCCACTCTTCATAACCTCTCTTAAAGTTTTTAGGCCTCCAGAAGCGTTTATAGAGGCATCTCTAACTAGCTTTAGCCTTCTTAGCAATGCGTCAAGTGGGTTTTCTTTTCCTGCCCCCTTATCACCATCGCCTTCTCCGTCACCACCAGTATTCAAATTAAGATTTTTGTTGCCTTGCTCAACTCTCCAAGCAGCAGCAGCATCTTCCATTGCTCTTTTATACTTAGGATCTGTTTGCATTCTTTCTATGGCCCTAGCCATTGTTGCTGGCTGCATGCCGAGCTGGTCTACCATGTACGCCTGAACATCATCTGCATTTCCAGCTGCTGTAAATTCAACAAATACTTCTGTGCTGCCCTTCATGCCCTTGCCAAATATTTGATCCCAATTTTTAATAATTGCATCTAGATTTGGATCATTAAGCTCTTTATTAAATTTAATTGTTTGATCTCTTGTCATTTCTTTGGGCATATCTTTAACAATATTAACCATACGTGTTACATCTTTTAAGGTTTGCTTGCCGTCAGGAAGCTCCAAATCAATTTTGAACCCATACTCTTGTTGCATGTTTGCAATTTGAGACAAAGCCTCTGTAGTATCATCAAATTCTTCGTCAGTTTTTATTTGTGCAAACAAATTCATGTATTGATTAATGCCTGCACTGCTTAACCCAGCTTTTGCCATAAGGTCAAGCAGTTGGCCTCCAGCAGCCGAACCACGTTTATCAACAACAAAAGAAAATGTTGACCTTATGCTTGGATTAAGCTTTTCTGCTTCAAGGAGGGCATTTACAGCATCTATGCTTAGCTCTCCACTAGCAAACTGTAGCTGAATCTCAGTTTTAAATCTAGAATCTTTTAATTCGTTTAATCTATTTACAGTATCTTCTGCCAATACTCTTAGTGGATTATCTTCACCAAATTGTGAAAGCACAGAGGTTTTAATTGCTTCGCCATATACAGTTGAGTCAAAATCTTTCTTCATGCTAGTTAGTTGATTCATAGTTTTTGCATTTGACTGATTTAGCGTATCTACATCTCTATTCCTATTTTTGTATAGCTGATCCAGCTCTTTTTCAAGCCTTGCCTTCTTTTCTGTGGAAGATGTGGCTGCAATCTCTGCCTCTTTTTGTTTAATCTTTGAATCATATTGTTTTTCTAGGGAGTCAAGCAGTTGCTGGTTTTGCTGAATTTGATTAATACCTAGCTGAATAGAGGCAGATTGCAGTTTGGCAGACTCTTTAGCTTTTTCTATTAAAAACTCTGGATCTGTATCTGATATGGTTCCCTTTTTGGCACCAGTTAGTGCAGTCCAGGCAGCTCCGCCAGTTGCAGCATTAGAAAGAATGTCTGCAAACATGCCCTCAATTCCAGCACCAAAGCCCTCCATTCCACCTCTGGCAAACCTAATATCTCTTTCTTGCTTGGCCTCTTCTCGCTGTTTTAGAATTCTTTGTTCAACATTTTTGTCAATTTCCTCTTGGCTAAGTGCTGTAGTTGAGATATCTTTTAGATTTTGAATTGACTGTTCTTGTATTGCAAGCATTACCTTTAATGGATCTTTTGTAAGGTCTTCTCCATTAGGACCAACAAGTGCAATAAGATTTCCAGTAATCTGTGCTGCAAAATTATAGTCGTTTAGCTCTGTTCCAATTGCAGCCGCTATGCTTGTTGCCTCGCCAGAAGAGATGATTCCCTGAGCAATCATCATTCCAAGTTGTGCACCAGTTGCCTCTGCTGCTTCAGTTTTACTTCCGCCAACAGAAGTGATTGTACCAATATCTGCTAAGAATGCCTTGCCAGCTTCTGATTCTAAGAATGTTTGACCAAACTTTCTTGCTTTTCCATCTGCACCAGCAAGCTGATCTTCTTCTTTTCTTCTTCTTTCTTCTGTTGCTGAAACCTTTCCAGTAGCTTCAGAAAGCTTTATAAGCTTGTCTGTAGTCATTGTTAATGCATTTGCAAGCTTTGTGCCCTCTTTTCTGGCACCATCAATCATTTCATTCCACTTTGCAAATGCAAATGCTGCAATTCCAACACCAGCAGCCAAAAGTGCTAGTGGTGTAGGAAGAGCTAAAAGAATTGGAGCAATTGCAGAAAGTGCTCCAGCTACTGGCAAAACCTGTTGTGCTATTTGCCCAACTGGTCCCTCAACCCCACTAGCTAGGCCAGCAACCATTGATACTGAAGACAGTGCACCAAATGCACGACCAGCTCGTGCCGATCTTCTTTGTGCAGCTGCTTGTTTGTCTAACTGCCTGTCTTTTCTATCTTTTGCTCTTTCTAATTGTCTAGCTTCTCTTCTTGTCATTGGCTGGTTAACAATTGCCTGTTGCTGATCTAAGTTCTGACTTTCTTGTGCAGTCACTGCTTGCTGCTGCGTCAATAAGGCTTCTTGCTGATCAATCTGTGACTGACTAGTTCTTAGGTTTTGTCTTTCTTCTTCAAGAAGTTGCTTTCTGGTTTTATTCTGGACATCAATTGATGCGATAATGTTGCCCTGAATATCTGTTAGCTGTACCCCAGAACCACCAGCAATTCTTGCGTCCATTTCAGCGTTTGCAACAATAGTTTCTTTTAGGTTTTTAAGCGGACCAATTTCACCCAAAGCCCCAGTCATAAATGATTTTTCTAAACCAGCAACACCCTTTTCAAAAGCCTGCTTAGCCTTATTGGCAATAACATCTTTGATTCCTCCAAAACCAGATCTTTGAGTTGGTGGAATTGTACTGTAGCTTGGCAATGAGGATTGCTCAAAGCCTGGTATTGGTGGTGCCCCCAGTCTAGGTGGTTGACCTCCAGCTGGCCTTGAGCTTGATGGTAGCGGTGGAGGTAGCTGGCCTTCTCCAATTCCAGCATTAAAGTTTATTGCATAGGCTCTTCCATCTTCTAGACCACTCTTTCCTGCATCTGGATGTGGACTATTTCTAAGTGGAGTTGCAAGAACAAATGGGTCTGACTGTCCATCTCCAAGGACTGTCTTCATTCCGTTTTTAACTGCTTTTGCATCCTGAACGCCTGCGTCAAATGCTATGTTTTGTTCTACCCTGGCTGCCTCTTGAAGCTGAAGCAACGGATCGCCAAGGACCCTTCTCTTGCCTGGGCCTGAGCTACGACCACCAGGCCTTGTTTCAGTTGGTGTTGCCTGTGCTATATCAAGAACGCTTACTAAATCTCCTGCATCGCCAGCTGACTGTCTTCTAGCTTCGGCATATAGTGCTTCAACGCTTACTGCATTTTGTCCAGTTCTTTGCTGAAACTCAAGTGCTTGTTGCTGCCTGTCAAACGCTGTTGTTCCTGCTGGAACTGCTGCTATAAGTTGTTTAAATTTTTGATCTAATATGCCAACAGATGCCGATAGCTGCTCTACATTTCCTCCACCAAACTTAATTGACTGGTTCCACTTTTCAATACCAGCTTCATCAAATGCTGAAGCAAAATCTTCAATCTTGGCTCCAGTTCTAGTATCTAGTTGACGATTTATTTCTTGATTAAAGTTACCAAGTCCAAGTCCAGTTTTAACATCAATCATTGATCCTGATGGTTGTGCAATTATTCCTCTTGCCTGGTCTGGTGGTGGCTTTAGCTGTCCAGATTCCATCATTGCAATTAGGTCTTCTCTTGACATCTCGGTTCCACTACCAATGTGTGCAAAGGCTTTAGCACCGACACTAGTTGGAATAATTCCAGCTCTAGATCTTATGCTTCTCTTTAGCTCATCACTTCTAGCAACAAGGCCTTGAGAGTTTCTTCTTGCATCAGCTAATGCACTGTCAAGGGCCTGAATAAATGCCTCAAGCTCCTGTACGCCACGTTGTGCCTGTGTTGCAGCATCTGAAATAATTGCTGTTGCATCCTTGGCACCAACTCCACTTTCTGCAACCTTTCTTACTACCTCTGCACCACGTCCAGGGGCAACATTTTCAATCATGCTTTGGCTAGCAATTACTGTTCTTCTCTCGCCACGTGGCTGGTAGTTTGCATATCGTTCTGTATAGCTTTGTGCAACATTTGGTGTCCCAAGGACAAAACCAGGAATATTGTCAGATATAATTCCAGCAATAAGTGAACGATACTTTTCTGCTTCTTCTGCTGGGATGACCGCCTCTCCAGGAGAAAGCATTGCAGGAATAATATCGCCCTTGCCCTTTGGCCCTGGAACACTTAAAATACCAGAGGCAAAGCCCTGTGCCTGTGTTCCTGGTCTAGCACGTGTTTGTGCTGAAGCTGCGTTATATCTATTTATAGCAGCAATTGCATTGTTATAAGCAATAGTTAAATTACTTAATGCAGCGTTTTCGGCTGTAAATATAGTTGTTAGCTGACTATGTGCCTGACCAAGAGATGATGCAGCTGCAGTAGCCTCTAGTTGCTCCATTGTCATGTACTGAGTCATTTGGTTTAGACCAGTTCCAGCACCAGCCAGCTTTCCAAATAAAGTTCTTACAAAGTTAATTCCTTTTACAAAATTTGCTATACCATTAGCCAAAAGACCAAATGTCATAATTGCAACTGGTGCAATTAATCCAAGAACAGTAACTACTCCAGTAACAAATTGCTTTGCTCCAGCATCCATTTCATTAAACTTTTTAAGTACATCAGTTCCAAACTCTATTAGTGGGGTAATAATCTTCATAAACTCTACACCAAGTGGTGCAAGAGATTCCTGCAATCTTTCAATTGCTTTCTGTAGCTTAAACAGAGGAGACTCTTCTACTTTCTTTAGCTCTCGCTCAGAAAGAATTGCTAGCTCTTGTGCAGACGCATTAGATAATTCTAATACTCTCTGTGCTTGGCCTGCCTCTTTCGTAACATTCTGGAACAAGGTTGATAAACGAGCAAACTGAAATGTTCCAAACAATTGTTCAATTGCTCTTGCCCTATTTAGTGGGTCAAGGGTATCAAACGCATTTGCCAAGGCAAGCACAGTGCCTTTTATGTCTCCCTTGTTTGCCTCAACGATTCCCTTTAGATTAATGCCAAATCCAGCAAGCATCTGTGTTGCTTTCTCTGTTGGATTTATAATTTTAGATAGACCAGACTTTAAAGCATTTGCACCTTCAGAAGCATTAATGCCGCCCTCTCGCATTGCTGTCAAGAAGAATGCAAGGTCTTCTACATTGCCGCCCAGCTGTTGAACAACTGGACCAGCTTTAGGAATTGCAATCGTAAGATCTTGAATAGATGTAACCGTTTGGTTTTCTACGGCATTTAAGAAGTCAATCTTTTTAGCTAGATCGTCTGCAGCTATGCCAAAAGCATTTGTTACAGATATAGTTGCCTCTAGTGCTTGCTGCTGCTCTACCTCACCAAGTACTGCTAGTCTTGTTGCTTCAGTGACCTGTGCACGAAGCTCTGCACCAGTAAGACCCATCTGAGCAGCATCTGCAGCAAGCTCAAGTGTTTTATTTACTTCAATACCATATTTGGTAAACTCTGTTGCAAGCTCTCGCATATTGCGAAGTGCTGCATCAGTTTCTTCTGTTGTAGAGAACGTATCCCCATAAACACGTCTAAACCTTATGGCCTGCTTTTCAATTTTTTCAAATTCTTTAATTGCCATTGATCCAAGAATAGACAAAGGAATTGTAAAACCAACCATTAGCTGGCGACCAGCCCATTGAGTATTCTTACCAAAATTTAAAAGATTTGTAGAGCCTTGCTTAAGAAGCTGATTAAATAGCTGCTGCTTTTGTGCAGTCATTGCAACCTGTGTGCCAAGTTGCTCCATATCAAGGCGTAGTGGTCTTACTCTTATTGCTTCTAGTGCACCGTTGGCATCACGGCCCATTCTTATGTACTGGGTCTGTAGGGTCTTTACTCTTTCTCTTGCAACTTTTTCAATTGTATTAAATTCGTTTTTAAATACACGACCAAAAGTTTGAGTAGAGGCAGCCCCAAATTTAAAATATTCTCCAAGAGAAAGCTTGTTTCTTTCTAACGCACTAGTAAATGCCTGAGAAGAGTCCTTAACTGTTGTCAGAGATGCAGAAAATTGCTTAGTTGCATTTATAGAGTTTAAAAGATTTCTGGTTAGCTGGTCAGATACCGCTTGATTTACTGCATTACCAGAATTGCGAATGGACTGGTGAAAGGCTGATATTTGAGCCTGAAGAGTTTTTATTGATGCTAGTGCACTAGATACATCAATATTTAAATCTATTCTAGATTCAATATTATCAGCCATTCATCAGCACCCCTATGGGACAGCGTTTACCTTACACTGCCGATTGGACCATCACCTAGCTTGATGCCAGAAGCCTCTTCTACAATCTTGTAGACAGTAGGCAAGTCCAAGTTCTCTTCCAAAGCCTTTAGATCATCTGCTAGCTCTGGCTTATACTGCTTCATTGCAATCTGAACGCACTTCATTAGTACGTCCATTGACTTATTGTTGTCAGCTGCAACTTCTGCGATTCCTTCAAATTCCTTCAGAAAGTCTCTCAATAGAGAAATTTTTAAAGGCTTTACTTCAATTTTGGTTCCGTCGATAAGTACCATATCTTTTGTTTCGTTAACTGTAGTAGCCATTAAATATACTCCTTCTATACACACATGCTGTATTTTGGCTAAAATTATTATATCATAAAAGGGTTATTTTTTTAGCCTAATTTTTCATAGTCTAGGCCCATACCTATACCAAATCCAGCCTTTTTGGCATTTGGCCCCTGCAATGCTAGTACATCATTGGCATCGCTAGTCTGCCCTTTACTAAATACCCTTGCCTTCATATCTTCCCAGGCATTTCTTTGATTAGACTGCTTATCTAAATCTATTCCCTGAATTGCTGCCAGGAATTTTTTTTCTGTATAGTCAGACTCTCTTTTTGCATTAAGTGTTGCAGTTAATTCAGGCATTGACAATGAAAGCTCTAGCTCTTCATAATCTTTCCAAATGCCAAGCAAAAACACCTCTGCTTCCAATTCTGCAAGCTTCATTTTGTCCCAAGATGAGCCAGAGTCCTCGTTAATCCTATTTTCTTCTTTT